ACAGTTGCAGTAACTGCAAGTTCAGCAGCAGTTGTTGGAACTGGAACATCATTTACAACTGAATTAGCTGTAGATGATAGAGTAAAAATTAATAGTATTACATATAGAGTTTTATCTATTACCGATAATACAAATTTAACATTAGATATTGAAGTTGTATCTACTGCTAGTGGTCAAACTATTTATAGAAGTGGGATGACTTCTGCTGAAGTAGCAAGTGCTACAACAGTTGCAAGAACAAATCAAACTAATAATCAGTTTGCTAAATATGAATCGCAAGGTGCTTATGGAACTTTATATATTGTTGATAGTACCAATAAAGTAGCTGAATTTCAAATTACAACTTCAGGTGGAGTTAATACTTATTACTTTGAAGAACTACAAAGGTCAGCTCCAGTTAATCCTAAAAGATGTACTATCTTTTCAGAACGATTAGTTGTAGCTGGACAATCAGTATCAACAAGTACTGTTGCTTATAGTAGTCGCTTAAAACCTTACGATTTTGAAGCTACTGGTTCAGGAGCAATTGATGTTGGAGATATTATTGTAGGTATTAAAGTATTTAGAAATACTCTTATTATATTTTGTAAAAACAGTATATTTGAGTTGACAAGTCTTGATTCTGACCCTATACTTAAGTCTATAACCAAAAATATAGGTTGTATAGATGGAAATACAATTCAGGAAATTGGTGGAGATTTAATATTTTTAGCACCTGATGGATTAAGAACAGTTGCTGGAACAGCTAGAATTGCTGACGTTGAAATCGGTTCTGTTAGTAGAAAAATCTTACCTTTAATAAATGACCTTTTAGATAATATTGCTGATTATACTCTTTCAAGTATGGTTATTAGAGAAAGAAGTCAATACAGATTATTTTACTTTCAATCAGGTCAAGCAGATTCAAGTCAAAAAGGAATTATAGGAACATTTAAATTTGATGAACAGGGAATCCCTGCTTTTGAATGGAGTAATACAAAAGGTTTAGTCGTTAAGACTTGTACCTCAGATTTAAATACTTCTAATGAAGAAGTAAAATTTAGTGCAGATGAAAGTGGATATGTTTATTTGCATGATAGTGGAAATAATTTTAATGGTGAGAATATTAGTGGAGTATTTCAAACACCAGATATGGATTATGGCGATAATGGTTTAAGAAAAAGTCTTTATGCTGTTAAAGCAAATATTAAACCAGAAGGAGTACAAGACGATTTAAAATTAAGAATTAGATATGATTTTGAATCTTCAGATGTTCCCCAACCTGGTGTATTTAATGTTGGTAATTTAGCAGCTACATCTTTATTTGGAAGTGCTGTATATGGAACAGGAACTTATGGTGCAGTAACTTTACCAAGTAAAAGAATGTTAGTAATAGGAAGTGGTTTTTCAAATAGTTTTAGATTTTATAGTAATGATACGAATGCTGCATATGCAGTTAATGGATTATTTGTATCATTTATAGCAGGAGGAAGAAGATAATATGGCAGGTTATGTACGACAAAGTTCAGCCGAAATAGCTGATGCTCTTACAATTGAAGCTGTTGATTTAAATAATGAATTTAATGATTTAGTAGCAGCTTTTAGTAATACTTCAGGACATAAACATGATGGCACAGCAGCCGAAGGTCCTGTTATTTCTGTCCTTGGAGATGCAGGTGTTGCTACACCATTAAATAAAATTTTAGTTGATACTGCAAATAAATATTTAGAATTTTATACAGATGTAGGTTCTGCAGCAGTTCAACAATTAAGAATTCAAGATGGAGCAATCGTTCCAATTTTAACTAATGATATAGATTTAGGTACAGCTTCTTTAGAATTTAAAGATATACATATTGATGGAACTGCAAATATTGATACTTTAGTTATTGGTTCTTCAACTGGTGTTACATCTGTTGATACAGATTTAGCTTCAGTTTCAGCAAGTGATGATACACTAGCTTCTGCTAAAGCAATTAAAGCTTATGTAGATGCAGTCCCTGTCGGAGACATTACTTCTATTGTAGCAGGAAGTGGTTTAACTGGAACAGATTTATCAGGACCAATACCAACTTTAAATGCAATTGGTGGAAATGGTATAACTGCTAATGCTGATGAATTAGTAATTGATACAGCAATAACAGTTGATAAAACAACAGCACAAACTTTAACAAATAAAACTTTAACTGCTCCAGTTATAGCAACAATTTCAAATACTGGAACAATAACTTTACCTACTTCAACAGATACATTAGTTGGTAAAGCTACTACAGATACTCTTACAAATAAAACATTAACAAGTCCAGTTCTTAATACAACAATTAGTGGAACAGCTTTTAAAGATGAAGATACTATGTCATCTGATTCAGCAACTGCTGTAGCTTCACAACAATCTATTAAAGCTTATGTTGATGCTAAACCTATTGGAGATATTACTTCAGTTGTTGCAGGTTCAGGTTTAACAGGTGGAGGAACAACAGGTGATGTTACTTTAAATGTTATTGGCGGAACAGGTATTACTGCAAATGCAGATGATATTGCAATTGATAGTAGTGTTGTTACATTAACTGGTACTCAAGCTTTATCAGCTAAAACATTAACTAGCCCAGTTTTAAATGGAACACTTAGTGGTACAGCATTTTTAGATGACGATACTTTAGCGGATGATTCTGCTATAGCAGTTGCATCTCAACAATCTATTAAAGCTTATGTAGATTCTCAAGCCCATTCTGTTACTCCAAGTAGTACAACTACATTTACAAATAAAACAATAGATGCAGATGGTACTGGAAATAATATTTCAAATATTGATAATGCAGATATTAAAGCTGCAGCAGGTATTGATGCAACAAAGATTGCAGATGGTTCAGTAAGTGATACAGAGTTTCAAAGATTAGATGGACTAACTTCAGATATTCAAACACAATTAGATTTAAAAGCAACTTTAGCTTCTCCAGATTTTACTGGAAATCCTACAGCTCCTACACAATCAGCAAGTGATAACTCAACTAAACTTGCAACAACAGCTTATGTTGATGGTCAAGTTGCAACAGAAAATGAATTATCAGAATTAAATGATGTAACGATTGCAGGTATTGCAGATGCTAATTATTTAATATATGATAATTCTGCAAGTGTTTGGAAAAATAAAGCGATAAGTGGTGCTTTTACTTCTGATAATTTAGGAGTAACAACTTTATCTGCTTTAATAGATGCTACAAAAATAGCAGATGGAACTGTTACAAATGCAGAATTCCAGTATATTAATACTTTGAGTTCTAATGCACAGACTCAAATAGATACGAAAGCTTCAGCAGGTTTTGCTGTGGCTATGGCGATTGCTTTATAATGGTTTACATTATGGCAAAAATATGGTATAATTAGGATAACAAATGGCTCAAAATTTTCAAAGAACACTCAATCGAAATATCACTCTCTTAGCTTCTCCTCAAGAACTAAGAGCAGCTACTACAACAAATGATGCAATCATAGGTGTTAGATGTACTAATACTTCTGGTGTATCAGTAGATATTACTGTTTATGTAAAAAATACTTCAACAAACTATTACATTATTAAAGATGCTCCCATCCCTACAGGTGGAAGTTTAGAATTAATTGATGGTGGTTCAAAAGTTGTATTACAAACTGGAGATTCAGTTGAAGCTTATGCTTCAGCAGCTACTTCAGTTGATATTGTTTTAAGTGTTGTTGATTCAATTAGTACATAATATTAAGGATAATATAAATGGCGTATGTTGGTGCAACCCCTGCAAGACTACCTTTAACTTCAAGTGATTTAGCTGATAGTATAGTTACTGCAGCAAAAATTGCAACTGATGCAGTTGAAACTGCAAAGGTTAAAGATTTAAATGTTTCTACAGCAAAGTTAGCTGCAGATGCAGTCACAAATGCTAAAACAGAATTTACACCTGGATTAGAAATCAAAGGTGATGGTGCAAGTGCTGCTGGTAAGTTAACTTTAAATTGTGAACAAAATACTCATGCAGTTCATATTGAAAGCCCTGCTCATTCAGCAGGAGCTGGATATACTTTAACACTCCCTACAGGAGTTGGAACTGATGGACAAGTTTTATCAACAGATGGAACATCATCAAATCAATTATCTTGGATAGATGCAGTAGAAGCAAAACCTACTGTAACTTCAGTAAGTGCAATCATACCTCCAAGTATAGCAACAAGTGTAACTATTATAGGAACAAATTTTGCAACTGATTCTACTCATGTACCAATTGTAGAAGCTGTAAGTGCAACAAATGCATATACAAGAGCTTCAGTAGTTTCTTGGGCAAGTTCAACTTCTATCTCGGCAACCTTCGATTTACCTCTTGGAGATTACCGAGTTAGAGTAGAGAATCCAGATGGTAATGCTGGAATGTCAGCTACCGCAATTTTACAATCAAGTTCAGCTCCTGTTTGGACAACTGCCGCAGGAACTTTAGGAACTTTTGCAGCATTAGCAGCTATATCAGAAACAGTTGTAGCTACTTCAGATAGTGCAGTTACTTATGCAAAAACTTCAGGAACTTTTCCTGGTGGTGTTACATTAGCAACTGCAACAGGAATTATAAGTGGAACAGAAACTGGAAGTTCAGCAACAACTACTTATACATTTGATATAACTCCAACAGATGCAGAAGCACAAGTTGGAGCAGCAAGAGAATTTACAATGACAATTTCTCATGGAGCAACAGGCGGAGGACAGTTTAACTAGAATTTTATTATGGCAACAACAACTATTTATAGAACACAAGGTACACCAACTAATGCAGAAAAATTTACATTTTCAACATGGATAAAAAGAGGTGGTTCGTTAGCGGCTGCTCAAAGATTTTATCAAGGTAAACAAGATGATAATAATAGACTCTATATAAAATTTAATGCTGATACAACTATATGGATTTATGGTGAAACTGCTAGTTCTGCTACTATGAATTGGACAAGTACAAAGAAATTCAGAGACCCTTCAGCATGGTATCATATTGTTTTAAAAGGAGATAGTACTCAAGCAGCAGAGGCAGATAGATTTAGAGTTTATATTAATGGTATAGAAGAAACAGCTTGGACTAAAACAGCAACTATTGGACAAGATGTTGATTT